GTTATGGAGAGAAGTACCACCTGTATCACAAAGGATAAAACAAGAATATCAGAAACAAGGAAAACCTTATCACGAATTACAACATTGGACAATGAGTATGTGGGCAGAATTATGGACTGGTTGGAAATTGGGTAAATCTACAAGAGTAGTAAAAGAATTTAACTTTATGTTTGCAACTAATCCAATTGAAGATTGGGATAAATACCCATTCTTCCATAATGCTGGTGTTTTAGATTCTCAAAGAGATAAGATGTTTTATAAAGGTGATTATGATAAAAGATTACCATACAAATATACCTTGTTAGATGCTGATAAAAGTAAAGCTAGTTATAAGTACTATGAGTGGATACAGAAGGTAGGTCAAAACTCATGTTTGATATAACCTAAGTTATAATCTTTTTGCTGAGCTAGTTTGTTAAACTGTTCTGTATCTTTTTTATATTGTTCTGTAAATCCCTTAATTAACTCACCATTAGATAAAGTAGCAGATATTCTACTATCTTTCATAGGAACTCCTTTAAGAGCTTTACAAGGAACTTGGTTCATATGAAACTGCCAAGTATCTCCATAGAATAATTTTATTTCATCAGGTATAATACTCCAATTCCATTTATCAAAGAATATAGCACAACCCCAACCCATACAATGTTGTGGTATATCTACTATTTCATATCTTTTTTCTTCACATTTATAGTTTGTATCGTGCATTCCTAAAATACCCATACCTTCTGAAAAGTATGCAATATATTCAAATATATCTACATCAAAGATAATATCATCGTTTAAAATACCAACAATACTCTGGTCTTGACAAAACCCAACTCCTTTGTTCCAAGCTTTGTTAATCATCCAATCATTATACTTCTGTGGTTTGTGTACTTTTAATTTAGGTTCTAAATCTTCATAAAAAGGAAAATGTTCATCAAATGCTAAACCATTATCTATAATATGCACATGAGAAACCAAATCATATTTAAGATACTTTGGTAACATCTCTTTTAAGTTTGTTAATGCTGGTTCTTTATAAAGTGTAGGTATAACTAATTCAATCATAATCGTAATGCCATTTTCTTCCTCTTGCTTTTCTTTCCATTATCATCTTATCTTGTTCTGACATAATCTCCCAAGTAAACTCTTGAAAATCACCATCTGGTTCAAAAATTAAATCTGTTAATTCTTTAAGATACTCTTGATGCAATTTTCTTTCTTCAGCAGTATATACATCAATTGTTCTACCTGGACTAGGTCTTTTAAATATTGATTGAGGATATTTCTTTTTTATATTTTGTTTCTTTGTATCGTAGTTTCTGTAATGTGCATTTCTCATAAGATGCTCTCTTTTACTTTTGTTTATTTTCACTTTTACTTGTTTTAAATTTCTTCTTTTTCTTAGAATATAATTTTACTGTTGTATCTCCATCTTCTATTTTATCTATCTTAGTTAAAAGTTCTTGTTCTCTGATTGCTTGCAACTTTTGTTTTCTTTTAACAACAGATGGTTTTAGATACTCTTGTCTGTTTCTATATTCTATAAGATGTTCTGATTTTCTAACTTTTCTTTTGAATCTTGAAAGTAATTTGTTGAAGTGTTCGCCTTTCTTAGCTTTAACTGAAACTAATTTTGCCATATATTATAACTTTTATCTACTATATTATATTTTTTGCTCTATGTTGGTTATTCTTTCTTCTAGTTTATCTATTCTTCTAACCAATCTATCAAATGCATAACTGTATTCTAGCTTCCTGCTTTCTAAACGCAATTCATCTATAATAGAGTGTAATGTCTCAATCTTATGTGTATTGCTTCTTGAGTCTTTCATAGGAAGTTTTTAACATAGGTATTCTATGTAAGCATTGTGATTGTAGCTGATAATATAACTTTTTATTTTTTATATTCTTAACCCAGCCTTTTATATCTTCTGCTTTTAAGTAGTACCAAATACTCATAGTGTAAGTTCTATATATACTTATATATTTTTTTATATAGTGGTTAAGTTTAAAAATAAATGCATCAACCTCGTACTATTAGTGCTGCAGTGCTGCAGTACAAGGTTGCTAATTTTAATTTATACTTGTCAGTTATTAAGTGCTGCAGCGCGCGTCTGGTAGTTAAAAATAGAAAATTTACCTGTTCCAATAGGAGTGATTACCTAAAGTTTGGGATATTATACTCATAGTTCCAGTCGTAGAGTGTTCTTAAGTTTGTTTATGTAATATGCATCATTTGTGTTATACTCTTACTAATAAGTATATAGCAATCCAGAAAAACATAAAAAATTATACTGACAATTTGTCATATGACATTATGTCAGTAACAGAAAAGAGGAGCCGAAGCTCCTCTTGTAAGTGTGGTAAGTAAAAGTGAGTATAATTGCACAAAGATGCTTTTGTGTAGATAACTTACCACTATATATACTTATATATTTTTATAGTAAGTGGTTTTATCTATACCAATCTTTTTTTAAAAATATAATTTATTATATGGCACAAGAAACTATACAATACAATATTAAAGTTAATACTGATAATTCGGTAAAAACTCTTGGACAATTAGAAGAAGAGCTAGGTCAGATTAACGAAGAACTGAAGAATGTAGATAGAAATTCACAGGCATTTCAAGATTTAACTAAAAGGTCTCAAGAAACAACTGCAGAACTTGAGAAAGTAAATCGTCAAATAGAAGGTATAAAAGGAGAGGATAGAATACAAGCTGTAGATGGTTCTCTTAAAGTACTAGGTGGTACAGTACAAGGTGTAGTTGGTGGATTGGGATTACTCGGTATAGAATCAGAGAAGTTTGGTGAGTTTGAAGAAAAAGCTGCATCAGCTATTGCATTAGGTATTGGTTTAAAAGATGTAGGTGAGGGTGTAGGTCAGTTAAGTAAATTTATAGGTAAGTTACCTGGTCCTACTAAATTAGCAACTGCAGCTAATAAAGCATTCAATTTAGTATTAAGAGCAAATCCAATTGGATTGATTGTTACAGCAATTGGTTTAGTAATTGCAGGATTTGTATTGTTTAGTGATAAAGTAAGAGATGTAATTAAATCAATAGAACCTCTAAACAAAGTATTACAGAAAACTGTTAACTTCTTTAAGATGGTTGGTAGAGCTATTGGATTAGTTGCAACCGAAGAAGAAGAAGCAGCAGAAAAGTTCAAGAAAGCTACTGATAGTAGGATTGCAGATATTGATAGAGAACTTGCATTAAGAAAAGCAAGAGGTGAAGAAACTGTTGAGTTAGAAAGAGAGAAACTACAAAAACTAATACAACTTACAGAAGAAGGAACAGAAGAAAGAAAGAATGCAGAAAATGATTTAGCTGTATTTGAAGCTACTCTACTAAAACAAAAACAAGATGCAATAGATGAGGCTAATAAAATTGCAGCTGATAAGAGAAAAGAAGAAAGAGAAAAGAAAGAACAAGAACAAAGAGAAGCTGATGAAAAAGAAAAAGCAAGATTAGATAAGATTGCTGAAGAAATAAAGAAAAGAGAAGATGATGCTAAAGCATTAGCAGAACAAGAAAAGTTAGATGCTGAACTAATTGGTTTAACAGAGTTTGAAGCAGAGTTAGAAAAACTTGATAGAGAGTATGAAGCTAAGTTAGAAAAGTTAGAAGAGTTTAATATATCTAAAGAAGATTTAGATGCAAATTATCTTGCAAGAAAACAAGAAATACTAAATGCAGAAACAGAAGCAGAAAAAGCAGCTGCTGATGAAAAGATAAGAATCACAGAAGAAGAAGCATTACTAAAAGAACAAATACAGAACGCAACAATAGATAATTTCCAAGGAGCATTAATGGCTCTATTTGGAGAATCAAAAGCAGTAGCATCAGCTAATGTTCTTGTAGATGCAGCACAAGCAGGTGTAGGTATTATAAAAGCTGCTCAAGAAGGAGGACCATTTGCTGCTCCTTTCTATATTGCATCACAATTCGCATTACTAGGAGCTACAACGATTGCATCATTAAGAAGTATAAACCAAGCACAACCTGGTGGTAGTGGAGGAGGTGGAGGAGCTCCACAATTACCTAGAAGTGGTGGAGTAGCATTACCAACCACACCAACTGCACAAACTCCAACAGAACAACAACTAGGAATTGCAGATGCAACATCAAGAGAACAAGAACCTGTAAGAGCATATGTAATTGCTGGTGAGGTAACATCTGCACAAGAAGCAAATGCTAGAATTACACAAAGAAGAGTAGTTGGTAGAAATTAACAAAAAGCTTAACCACAGCATATATTTTTATATAATATGGTAGATGGATTTAGAAAACTACAAAGCTCCGAAAATCATTGCGTTAGAAATAGATGAGTTTGATGAAGATTCTGGTGTAGATGGTATTGCTCTCGTTGAACAACCAGCGATAGAATCTGATTGGATTTATTTCTCCTCACAAAAACAATTATTTCAATCATATGATGATTATCCCAAACAAGCGTCTGAAAATGCAAAGATTGCTTTAAGGTGGGCAGATGAAAATGGTTGGGGTTCTTGTGGAACACCTGTGGGTAAAGCAAGAGCTAATCAGCTTGCTAAAGGAGAAGCAATTTCAGAAGATACAATTGCTCGTATGGCTGCATTTGAAAGACATAGACAAAACTCTAAAAAAGAATTAGGAGATGGTTGTGGACGGTTAATGTGGCTAGCATGGGGAGGAGATGAAGGAGTAGAATGGGCACAAAGAAAGTTAAAACAAATTAGAAAAGAAGAACAATCTAAATTTGATGAAGGTGAAAATATAGATGTATTAGGATATAGAACTAAATACTTCTATATGTGTAAAGGAGCTATCGGTACTTTCTTACACTTGATAGAAATGGAACCTGATGAAGAAACAGCAGGTATGATTCGTTCTGCAGCACAAATAGCAGATAATATATTTAAGATAGAACACGATGTAATACACGAAGGTGTTGCAGAGTTAGAAGAACTAGGTGAAGCACAAACTCTATTAGATGATTTTAAAGATTTGATGAAAGAGATTGATGAACTACTAGGAATGAAACACGATATATCCTATATGGATGGACATATAGAAGTTATAAGAGGATATATTGATGATATAGTATTAGAATACATTCTCCGAGAGATAATGGGAGAAAACAAATATATACAAGATTTACCAAATGATGTACAAGATAGAATATTAGAACGCTTAGATGAGGTAGGAGAAAGCGGGGAAGGTTGGGTTTTAGTAGAAGATGAACAAGAGTTCGCAATATCTTCTAAACCCAACGAACCTTCCATAGAAGATTATGGAAGAACATCAGATGGTAAAGTTGCAAACGAAATTAGATACAAATATGAGGGGCCTGAAGATTCTAAAAATAGAGATTTTTGTGCAAAACTTTTAAAGAAAAATCTTGTATTTAGAAAAGAAGATATCAATAGATTAACAATTCAAGGTGAAAACTCTGAATTTGGTATATATGATATTTTTAAGTATAAGGGTTCGTATGGTTGTAGACATTCTTGGATGAAAGTAAAAAAAGAAATTCATTCAGATGGAAGTGAAACTACAACTGAACAATTAGCAGTAGATGAATCTTCTTCTGTTAATGCTAAACCTACAATGAATAGAAATCCAAATTCAGAAACTTTAATAGATAAGAATGCAGAACAATCTGCATTTAGTAAAATAAAATTTGAAGATGAGAAACAACTTATAGCAGGTCCTCTTATGATACCTCGTAAGTTGATATATCGTTTTGATGAGGATAATGGTGAATTTTGGGTATATTTTACCGAAGATACCATTGAAAAAATTGCTTACAAATACTTGATAAACAAAAATCAAGACCAAACTAATTTAGAACATAGTGAAGATATAAAGTTGGAAGATGTTGTATTGGTTGAATCTTGGTTGGTTCAAGACCCTGAGAAAGATAAATCGTATGCCTTAACCGGTGAAAAGTATGAAAAAGGTACCTGGTTTGGAATTATGAAGTGCTTGAATTCAAGTGTATGGGAGGAATGGGTAAAGACTGGTAGAGTAAAAGGATTTTCAGTTGAGGGATTTTTCTCTGATAAACTGATAAATGCTTCTAAACATCGGTTCTATTACCGAACTACTAAAGGTGGAAGGGAGATAGTAATTGACCATAAAACCTTAGTAGTATTTATTCTAAAAGATGGTGAGCGTACAGCTATACTGCCAGATGGGACTTATGAACTTTCTAATGGAACAACATTAAGAGTTATAGATTCTAAAGCGGTAGAGGGTTCGTTCTAAATCAATTAATGTTAAAACCAAAATAGGAGTTTATTATGAACAACGAAGAACTAAGAAATTTAGTGAAAAAACATTTCAATTTAGTTGAGCCAGCAGTTGAAGAAACTGTGGAGGAAACAAAAGAAGAAATGTCTGAAGTTGCAAACGAACAAACCTTTGGTGAAATTTTAACTGCTGATGGAGAACTTACTCTTACTTATGAAGGAGAAGAACTCTCTGTGGGATTACCAATATTTGTTAAAACAGATGATGGTAATGTACCAGCACCAGATGGAGAACATGCTTTGGAAGGAGGTGTGTTTATTAAAACAGAAGGTGGTTCAATAGTTGAAATTTCAGAAGGTGAAATTGAAGCGGCTGAAGAAGAAGTAGTAGCTACAGAAGAGGAAAAAGATTTCTCTGAAGAAGAAACTACTGAAACTGAAACAAATGAGTCTGAAGAAAACTTTGACGAACATGAGGAAGAAGTATTAGAAGAAAAAGAAGAAATCATTAAAGCAATTGCTGATGTTGTTTTATCTGAAATAGATAAGATGAAAGAAGAAATTGAAGAGATGAAGAAAAACTTTTCTAAAACTGAAACCAAAGTTAAAGAGTTTGCTTTAGCACCTGCAGCGGAAAGAACCAAAGCAGAAATTAACAACAGAAATCATAGTAAAGTTGATAATTCTTATAATCCAATTAACGATGATAAGAAGAAACAATTTGAAAGATTATTAAAAATTAGAAACAAAAAATAAGGAGAAAAATCATGGCAGGATTTAATGTATCTGCATTAGCAGATTTTAACAATGAATTGGCTGGAGAGTTCCTAGTAAAATCAGTAATCGCTGGTTCTACTGCGGAATATGTAACAGTCAAAGAGGGGATTAAATATAAAGAACCTCTAAATTTACAAGAAGTGGACCTTCAAATCCAAGACGGATTTGGGTGTATAACTACACCTTCAGGTTCAGTAACATACACACAAAGAGATTTAGAAGTATGTCAAAGAAGTTCATATGATGGACTATGTTTAAGAGATTTAGATAAGAAATATATTGGTCTATTAGGACCTGAAGGTTCTTATCCTGAAACTTATGCATTCGCAGAAGAATATGCATCTCAATTAGTTGCTAACTTCCAAAAGAAAAACGATGAGTTTATTTGGACAGCTACAACTGGTGGTGGTGACTGTGTTAATGGTCTTAATACACTATTAGCTTCAGGTTCATCTGATGCAGTATTCGTATCTCAATCAGCTCCAACATCTGATAACATTTTAGACCAGATTGATGAGCAGTTAGAGAACTTATCAGTAGATGTACAAGATAGAGATGACTTAACAGTATTTATGTCAATCGCTAACTTTAGAAAATACATCGTAGGATTAAGAAAAGCAAACAACTATTTCTATGACCCTAACACGGTAGAGAATAGAGGTTCATTACTTTCAGCAATGCACCCATTTGCTAACTTAAGAGTTGTTGGTACAGTAGGATTAGCAGGTTCTAACAGAATCGTAACTGGTCCAGCTAGACACATCGTAATTGGTACTGATTTAGTATCTGATTTGGATAACTTCAGTTTGTGGTATGATATTAACGATGACCAATTGAAACATAGAATCGTAACTAAATTAGGTGTTCAAGTTGCTTTCCCAGAATTTTGGGTAACCAACAACCTATAATCATAACTTAAAGGAGGATAAATTATGGCATGTGATATTACAAGTGGATTTGCTCTAGGATGTAGAGACAATACCGGCGGAATTAAAGCAATATACATCCTCTCTGGCTCAGTTTCAACTATTACAGATACTTCTAACGAAATATCTGATATTAATGGAACAGGAGTATTTTATCAGTTTGATTTACAAAGGGGGACATCTGATTTCACAGAAACAATCAACGGTTCAACTGAAAACCAAACAGTCTTTTATGAGGCTACGATAAATGCCGCGTTCGCGAAATTACAAACCGATACTAGAAACCAAGTAAAAATACTTGCTCAGAATCCAGATTTAAAAATCGTTGTTGAAACAAACAATGATTCTGCATCTGAGAAGTTTATTTATGTAGGTAGAAGAAACGGTGCTGTATTAAACGCAGGACAAGGTCAGTCAGGAACTGCTTTAGGTGATGCTAACCAGTATCTTTTAACTTTTACTGCACAAGAACCACAACCAGCAGATTTTATCTCTGGTTCAAACTTGGCGGGAGCGTTAACAGGAATAACTGTTTCACAATAAGAGTGATTGAAGATAAAGTGGGAGATTTATTTCTCCCACTCTTATCTTTTTTATATAATATAATAGAGTAGAATATGCAAACAGTAAAAGAAAACCAAGTAAATGAATTAGTATGGCCATATGAGGTTGTTGCATGGGTAAATCCACCAACAGGTTCAAAGTCAAACTATATTCTTGCATATGAAACTTTAGCAAATGATAGTGGTTCTTCGGAAGTAAGTTCATTTGCAACAGCAAGTTTAGAACTAAATAACAATAGATGGAGAAGAACTCCAATCACACTTGTTACAGGTTCAACTACAAATCTTGGTGAAATGTATGTTAAATCAGGAACAACATACGAAATAAGTTTTAGATATGGTATTAGACCTTTCTATATTTGGAAAGAAGCAACACCATTATGGACAGATACTGAAGGAACTTGGAGTAATCCTTTTTTACCAACATCAAACAACTCAGTTATAATGGGTAAAGATAGAATGTTTGTATCAGGTTCAGTTTCTCCAGAAGAAAAACTTTACATAACATCTAACGATGATGCTAAATTTACAATATATCAAGGATAGTAATGAAAGAATTAAAGAAACATAAATTAACTATTATACCAAAGTATGGAGATTATTATTATCCTACATCAAAGGTATTTGAGGATGATAAAGGAGATGTTGTATATTATGGGGAAGGAAATGAGTTTCCACAATATATAATTGAGCTTTATAATAAATCTTCAATAAATGGTACTGCAATATCAGCAAAACGAGATGGTATTGTTGGACAAGGATTGATTGCAGAAGATGAATCAATCTTAGAACATGCAAACAAAGAAGGTGAAAGTTGGAATGATATATTCAAGAAAGTTGCTTTAGATAAAGCAATGTTTGGTGGATTTGCATTAGAAATTATATGGTCTAACGATAGAACAAAAATTGCAGAAGTATATCATGTAGATTTCTCTTACATCAGAGCACATAAGATGAATCACAGAGGAATTGTACCAGGATATTATATTTCATCTGCATTTGAAAATAAAGGGAGATTAAGAATACCAAAAGAAGATTTAACTTATATACCTAGATTCAATAAGTTAGATAGAACATCTCCATCACAAATGATATATGCTGGAAATTACAAACCAGGTATGAGGTATTATCCTCTACCAGATTATCATTCAGGTCTAAATATTATAGCACTTGATGCAGAAATAGATAATTTCCACAAAAACAATATTAAAAATGGATTAGCTCCTTCGTTATCAATTACAACATTTACAAATGCAGATAATGAAGAAAGAGGAATCATAGAACAACAATTAAGAGATGCTTATGCAGGAAGTGATAATGCTGGTTCTCTTATTTATATGGATGTTGCTAACAAAGAAGAAGCACCTGTCATCACACCAATACCACAAAATGGTGCTGATGGGTACTACACTACTGTTAATGATATGGTCACTCAAAAGATACTTACATCTCATAGGATTACATCTCCTATGATTTTAGGTATTAAAACAGAAGGACAATTAGGAGGAAGAACAGAAATGTTAGAAGCTTATGCTCACTTCCAAAAAACAGTAATTGAACCAATGCAATCAGATATCTTAACTGTATTTGAAGATATATTTAAGGTAAATGGAATAGATGTAACACTTGGTGTAGAAACTACAAGAATATTTGAAGATGGTGATGAAACAGAAGTAGTAACATCAGTAGATGCAGAAGCAGGTGAAGATACTGGTTTAGAAGATGGTATAGAAGAAAACATCGTAAACATTCAAGAAGAACCTAAAAACGAGGAGATAATATAATGCAAAATACATTACTAATATCAGAAGCTAAAGTAAAAGCATTTACAGATATAAACAATAACTTAGACCCTGCTCTTATTAAATCAACAATAAGAGAAGCACAGATAATTCATATCACTCGTTTGTTAGGAACAAAATTATATGATAAAGTAATTGATGATGTAAATAGTGGAACTTTAGATGGAAATTACAAAACTCTTGTAGATAATTATGTACAAGATAGTTTATTATACTGGTCTTATTATGAATCATTAGAATCAATATACCTAAGACCTAGAAACAATGGATTACTACAACCACAAGGAGGAGAGAACTCACTTTCTGTGGATATGTTAGTATATGATAAGAAAAGACAATCAGTAAAAAACAAAGCTGAATACTTTTCTGAAAGATTGGTAGATTACTTGTGTTTCAACAATGATTTATTTCCAGAGTATGGAACTGAAACAAATGATGATATATATCCAGATGCATCAGTACAATTTAAATCTCCAATCGTATTTAGAAAAACAATTAGAGATAACATAGAACAAATGGGAATAAAAGTAGTGAATTCACGATACAAATATTTACCACAATAAGAGGATAGAATAACATGGCAAATTATAACTTAACAAATCAACCAATATCAGCATCATTCCAACAACTGCTACAAAAGAATGATAATGATTTTTTAGTAGATGGAACTGGTTCTTTAATAGAAAATATAAAAGTAACAGGTTCAGTATCAGCTTCCACATTTTATGGTGATGGTAGTAATCTTACTGGTATAAGTGGTAGTGGAACTGCAGATACTGGTTCATTACTAACAACTGCATCAGTAGCAGATGCAACTATTACATTTACAAAAGGAGATGCATCACAATTTAGTATTGAAGTAAATAATGTATCAGCATCTATACAAGCAGAAGATTTA